TTATGAAAATATCTTGTTGCTGATAGCATCCCAGCCGCCAGCAATTTGTCCAGCGCTTTGCCCTGTTTTCCGACTTTGCTTGGAGTAAATAAGTTGAATTCTTCCATAGTTCAGAGCGATAAGTTCGCTTGGAAAGCTGTTGTCCTGGTCGCCATTGCCCGTTAATGAAAAAGAACTGATAATAACCTCTTCAAGTTTTATCTCCAGGTATTTGACTTTTGGGTCGCCTGCACGGAAAAGATGCACAGATACCTGCTTGAAGTGCTTACCACTGCAGCAAGCCTCATGAAGCTTTGGGGTGGCATTATCAACAGCCTTACGAACGAGCATGTCGCTCATGTAAGCCCTGCCCGAGGTTGCGCCGCCGGCTGACGTGGAGGTAGCTGAGGCCGTCTGACTAGCCGAAAGGTCGAAGTCTTGCAGCTCGATCCAGTTTTCGTAGCCTTCTGAGAGTGTCTCGCCGGGAACTCCTTCGATCTGCAGATATGCTTCCAATGACATATTCAATTCCTTTTAATGCGATCCTGAGCTTTTGATAATACACGGAAGCATTTTTGATGTGAATCGCTCGGTCGGTTGGGGCAGGGCGCGCATTGTGCAGAGAGGCTGGACAAAAATTGTCAGTAGAAAGCCGCGCCCGCCGCCAGCCTTTGGGGGCATTGGAGACGGTCATAAAGCTGGAATTACTGAGCCAATACGGCCCAACAAGGCACAAAAAAAGCACTTGCGATAAACGCTAAGTGCTTGATTTGTAACGCTTGTTTGGTGGAGCCGGGGGGATTTGAACCCGCATCCAGCCCTTTTAAAACGCGGCTCGCAGGCTCAAGGCTGGCATAAAGCTGTCATTACCTAACGAACGCGTGCTACTCGATATCATCGCCGCTGCGCAAGCCCAGCTTTCGCATTGCTCGTACCAGACTGGAATTCAGTCCAGGACTCTCAACGAGAGCCCGGATTCGCTTAATTCTATTGACGAAGCGTCCTGTGTCCAAAAAGTAGTTTGGATATGCTTTTTTAAGAGCTGCTAATGATTGGGCCGCCACCAGGACGACCTGTACGCCAGTCTGATTCTTGGCTTTCTTTTCTTGCTCTAGATAGTCCGAAGTCGCTTGAGATAAGTCATCCCTCGCATATCCATTTACATCCACGTTCATTCCTACCACATCCAGTTTAAGAAGGTAGTAGTGAGCCTTGCCATTCGTATCTTTTAGATTTTCAACAAGAGAGTTGTACATGCCAAGTTTTTTTATCACTTCTAGCTCAGTTTCGAGCGCAAGCATCGCCTTAAAGATTTCAATTTGACTAAGTTGTCGGTGTGCAGCCAATACCTCACATTTTTCGAAAGAGGCAAAGCTAGAAGAAGCATAACAGAAAAATTCCAGCCAGCGTTCATTGCCCATGCTGGACTTCAATGCTTGGTTTAGGAATACACCTGCTGTCTCAACTGCGGTAGCCCAAGCATGCTGAAGTTCGTTACGGATCTGGAGCTCTAATAGCAGTCCTTCGTATGCCTTAGCACCGCCTTTGCGGTTGTTGTAGCGATAAATCAAATGTATGCCACGATATCCCGAATCCTTTGGGTTCTTAATATAATCATTTTCGGATACCAGAACATGGTCAAATTTACTATGAAGAACGTATGAGTCTCGAAGCATATATATTTGACGGGCAGTTGATACAACCGCTCTCAAGCCGCCAATGTCCTGCATTCTCGATAAGCTCATCGAGCTAAAGCGTTCCAGTTTTGCAACAATTGACGGAATGCGTTTTAGGCGCTGCGCCACTAGACCGCTGATACCAAGAGAGTTTAATTTGTTTCGAAGTCCAGCCTGAAAAGTGTTTACCGGATAGCTGTGGCTTGAACGCCAGTTGTTCAGTACCTGCAGCGCCTCCTCAAATTCTTCATCAGAAGCATCTTCATCAAATAATGTAGCTCCTGCACGTTTAACACGTTCCTTGCTGTATAGCGGCGTAACCCAAGCCATCCTCGCCTTCCCTAGAATATGATTTTTAGGGTTTGATGATGGCATTATGATCTCCCGGATGTAAATCCGTCTTCGTGTAATTTTCTGTAACGCCCCATAGGTTTACAGCCTTTGAACCAGCAACCTCTGAAGCGTGGGGCATCCACCGCCCATAAACCCTTGCTATCATCGTCCAATCAGTATGACCCATTTGCTTCGCCACCCACATTGGGTGTTCTCCAGCCGAAAGCATCATTGAGGCATAGGTGTGGCGTGTCTGATAAGGGCGACGATAGCGTACCCCGGCCTTTTTCATCGCCGGCATCCACATCGTTTTCCGGATCGGCCCGTCGCCCGTCCAGCGCTCAAGTGTGCGGGGGTTCTGGAACACCTCTGCATCAGCCAGAAAGGTGTGTGCCTTCTGCGCCTTCAGCGCCTCAATAGCAGGCCTCAGAAGCTTCACAGCTCTGCGTCCGGCCGCAGTCTTTGTCACCTCGGCTTGACCCTTTGCAGCTTGTGTCATAGCCCGGCTGACCATCACTTCCTCCCGCAGCCAGTCGATATCCCCCCAGTCCAGCGCAACGAGTTCGCTCGTGCGCAAGCCCGTCCATAGCGCGAACTGCATCATGTTGCGTGCCTGGCCGTTGAGCGCCGCCAGCACGGCCTGCTGCTCTTCCGGACTGAACGGATCTACGTCATCCTCCTTGGCTGGAGCTTCCTTGCGCGAATAGGTCCAGCCAGCCAGAGGATTCACCTCGATCAGTTCTTCCTCTGCAGCGTCGTTCAGCGCCGATCTGAGGCAGCTTTGTATATTGCTCAGCGTTTTGTTGCTGACTTCCAAGGTGCTCAGCCAGTCGCGCACGTCTTTCCGTTTCAGCTCGACCACCATGTGCTCGCCCAAGGCCGGCACCAGGCGCAGCTCCACGAGCTTGCGATAGCCGTCGAACGTGCTGCTCGATACGTGCCGCTTCTTTCCGTCCAGCCAGCGAGTCAGGAAGCCTGCTACCGTTTCCCGGTTCGCCTCGGGCGCAAACTTCGCTGCCCTGGGTGAGCCAGGAAACGTTACCGAATAATCGAACCCACCAATCGATATCGCATGCTCGATCGCCGCCTTGTGCTGCTCGGCCTTCTTCAGATTAGTGGGGGAGGGCTTGAGCGTGATGCGCTCGCGGCACCGGACGCCCCGATACATGAACGTGATTTCGATGCTCGTATCGGAGACCGCCCGAACTCCCCGCCCGTCTCTACCCATGACTCGTACCCTTCCATGTCAATGAGCGTCCGGCCATCCGGAGCTCTGTACCAGATTTCGCCAAGCCGCCAGATTCCATCACGGATTTTCGAGCGGATAGCGTCCTCGCTGTAGCCAGACTCGCTGGCGAATTTCCTGATGGTCATGTAGCGCATTGGTTGCTACTCCTGCCGTGCCAGGGTTGGGACTGCGGGCGAAACTGACGCGTCAGCCTTCATCATCGCGCGCCCCCGATTCAGCGACCGTGCGCAGCTTGAGTGCGATCCCGCAGGAGTTGGCCAAGCCAGTCAACTGGCCCACGGTCGTGGCCGGGTCTTGAAGTGCCTGACCGAACCGGATCAGACGCTCGCCCAGGCTTTCGAATTCGGTGCGTAGATGGAGCTGGGTGCCTTGGCTTAGAGTGCTCATGCCTGCTGCTCCTGGCTCGCCTTCGCAGCTTCGTGCGCTGCAGCCTTGGCCAGCGCATCAAGCAAGAGCTCTTGCCGCTCCTGGCCATGCAGGTACAGGCGAAGGGCACGGATCACGACGGTGTTCATGCTGGTGTCGCTTGATGCCGCTGCACGCTCGACCTCGCTGCGCATGTCGCCCGGGAAGCGCACAACAAACTTGTCTGCACCGCGGCTACCACCTTCATACCGCTGCATGGCGATTACTCCCGGTGCGAGGGCTGGCCAACTTGGCAGTGCGGATTTCGGAACGGTCGACTGCCAGCTCGGCCGGAGCATCAATGCCCAGACGGATCTGGCCATCGCGGCCACTGATCACGGTGATTTTGATGTTGTCGCCGATGACAATTGATTCACCGAAGCGACGGGTTAGACACAGCATGATGCAACTCCTATTGGTTTCTACAGGCAAGCCGAGGGCGTGCCGCGATTGTTGGCTTTCGCAAAATCAGGTTTGGGTTATGCGGCCAGCGAGGCTTCCACTCGCCTTGTAGCAATGCGGGATTCTATTTTCGATTCACTTCCGCCACTGCGGCGAACCTTCGTCATCGGTTCGCTGACGATCGCGCCGTGGGCGGCCAGCAGGATCGCCAGTACCGCAGCCGGGGAGATAAGGCCACGCTTAAAAGCCTCGGCTACGAGTGCTGCGCGGCGGGTTACGCCCAACTTTGTGGTCAGCGCCAGCAGGCGCTTATCGATCGTGCCCGAGGATATGCCCAGGTCGCGTGCCGCTTCCTTGCTTGTCATACCGCTGGCCACTGCCATCAAGCATTCCAGCTCGCGCGGTGCTGCGCCTCGCCCGAGGAAGCCGATAAACCCTGCGAATGTGATGGTTACAGTTGTCATGCCGTGAGCTCCGTGCTGTTCGTGATGGGCAAAATATACAATCACAAATTTATATTTACAATAAAAAGTTGTAGATTTTCTTTTGGATAGAAAAAAGCCCGCGGAAGGGCGGGCTGGTTTTGGTCAATGGTAGGGGCTATAGGAATACAGAATTGGGCATTTTACCGTCCACCACGGTGCCAACGACTTCCCACTCGTTGTCCATCGGTATGGTGGGGAAAGCTGTGTTCAGGGGTTTCAGATAGAACCTGCCTGCATCTCGAATGAACTGCTTGAAGGTGGCTTCATTCGAACCAACCATCCGCGCGATTACGAACTGGCCAGATCGAGGCTCTATTTCCGGTGCCACGAGGATTAAAAAGCCTTCAGGGAATGAGTTTCCCGATTGGCTGGTCATGGAGTTGCCCACCACGCGCAGCCAAAAACCTTCGTTTCCTGCCCACACGTCAGAGCGGTGGACAGGGGCGCCTGTAGCATTGGAGATTTCCATCACTTCCGTTGCGGCACCCGCTTGCACCCAGCTTATTTCAGGATATTCGAAGTATCGGATAGGCGAGAGTGCTTGCTGAACGTTCGAATCACCCTCGTCAAGACGAGCACTTCTTCCTTCTTCACCTAGAAGCCATGAAGCGCTGACGCCGAGCTGGTCGCCAATCTCCTTCAGCTTTTTGTGCCTGGGAGTATTCCGATCTGACTCCCATGCTTGCACTGATTGAGGAGTCACCCCAAGGCGTCGAGCAAGCTCGGACTGATTGATGCCCAGCTGTTCGCGGGCACGCGTGATGAGCTGACCGGTCGTTCTCTTTTTCATGTCCACAAAATACAACTTTGTATTGTATTTATCATTGCTATTCTCAGTTTCAGGTCGTAGGCTTGTTGGTAATTAAAAGTTGTAGGTGTGGTCATGAAAGCAACGTCACCGATCTTGCGAGCGGTTAAGGCAGTTGGCAGCCAGGTATCAATGGCGAAACTCCTCGGATGTACAGCTCAGAACGTTCAGAAAATGTGTGCCACAGGCAAGGTCCCCGGTAAGCACGTCCTGAAAATTGAAGCGGTGTCCGGTGTTCATCGCAGTGAACTGAACCCCGATCTGTATCCCGAGGCATCCCCAACCTTGAATACAAATCTACGCCCAATCTCACCGGTTGATCAGTGCGATGACGCTGCTGGTAATTCATCCAGTAGCCAGCAAGCGTTCTCGTGACCACCTGCCAATCAAAATTTTTGCTGTCTGGCTGACTTTCCTTCAGACAACAAAAAGCCCGCTTCGTAGGCGGGCCCTTTAGCCACTCCTGCCAGGGAGTGTTTCGAAACTTCTCGTTCTTGGAGAACGAATCAATGCACGCAAAAAATAGCACCACCTCAGCAGTAACGCAACAGCTCGTATCAGTGGAAATCGGTTTCCACGACACACCTGTTGATAATCGTGGAGCGCAGCTCTTTAACGTTGCAGCGGGAACTGCGGCCGAGGACGTGCTTGAAACTGCCCGCATGCTTTCGTCGGGGCTGGGTCAGCTCTGCCGAAACCTTCACGACAGCCTTAACAACGGTGAGCTGGCCTACTGCGACGGGGTCGCGGCTATGGCTTTCCTCGCAGAGACGGCTAGCGCACTTGTCTGGTCTTTACAGCGCGGCCTTCCTTCGCGAGTACAGGAGGACGGCCAATGACTATCCACAAGCTCGCCTACGGTCACGGATGTGACCTATACGGGGTTGCCTACGCCCTCGGATCAATTGGAAACCTGCTTGGCGCAGATGCCTCTGACCATGCCATCAATGAGACTGATCGCGACGGCTTAGCGCATGCGGTTATTTCTCTCGGTCTTCTTGTGAAGGTCATTGGTGGTGATCTCTGCGAAGCCTTCGACCCTGATGAGTTAGAAAAGCTCGCGCCACAAAAAGTTAACTCGGCAAATCGTGGCGCGAGTTGTGGAGGTGTCCGGTGACCAATCCAGAAAACTACGCATACGTCGCCAAGCGCATCGCCGACTCCCTGGACACCATCGGAATTCTTTCTGATGTGCTGATGGAAAACACCATCGCCCGTGAAGGATCTGACGAAGGATCGAACGACGAGCAGTTGAACTGCCGATGCGAGGCTGGTGTGCAGACCGCTATCCGCCTTCTTGCTATGGCTGCCTATGCCGATCTTCAGTCGATGGCCCAAGGCTTGGGGTTTCCAGAATGAACCTGATCACCAGCACCGCCCCGACAATGTCCTCCCAAGAAATTGCCGATCTGGTCGGCTCCCGGCACGACAAGGTTAAGCAGTCGATTGAACGCCTAGTTGAGCGCGGCACGATATCCCAACCCCCAATGGGGGATGGGCCGAGGTCTGCCAACGGTGTCGTGGTGCAGGAATACCACGTTTGCAAGCGCGACAGTTTCATTGTGGTGGCACAGCTCAGCCCAGAGTTCACAGCCGCGCTTGTCGACCGCTGGCAGGAGCTCGAGCAAAAAGCCGCCCGCCCGATGACCCAGGCCGAAATCACCGCGGCGAACGCTAACCACCTGGTGGAAATGGAGCGCCAGCAGCGTGAGCAACAGGTGGCCATTGACCGGATCGAGCGCCAGGTCGAGGTGATCGCCGAACAGCGCGTTTGGGATCACTGCCCGCAAAACTGCATTCCCCTCGGTCGCATTCAGGCGGAAATGAACAAGACCTATGGCCTGTCCGGGCCGATGGTTTCGTTCGTGCTGCGCCAGTGGCCGAACCAGCCCAATCATGCAGGCATGGTCCGTAACGGACATGAAGAGGCGAAGGGCAGCCAGTACATCGTTTGGTCGAAAAGCCTGGTCACCGCTGCGTTCAAGCGCTTCGTTTTTGAATGCCAGATGGTCAGCGCTACCCAGGCCACACACCCCTATTTTGAAGGTCGGTTTCGACTGGTGCGTAAGGTCAAGTCATGAGCAAAAAACTGTCCCATCAACAGCTTGTTCAGCGCGTGGCTGCTCTGACCGTTGACTGGTACCGCGCGCAGGCGCTCGTCCGAGACGTGCGGCAGCTGCTCAATAACGAGTATCAGCAGTACTTCGCTGCACACGGTGAGCCCGAGCCCCACTTTCGCCGAATCAATCCGGACGACCCGGCCTACACGCCAGTTATCAACTTCACGAATCAAACATATGAGCAGTTGCAGAAGGCCAAGCAGGCGAAGGGCAGCGCGAAGCGCCGTATGGAGACCGCTGTGCGCGCTCTGATGGCGTATCGCGGCGAGGTCATCGAAGCGCCAAGGCTTGCCGCTGTGCGTCGTGCCAATGCCTCGGGGGAGACACTGCAATGAGCATGGAACTGATGGTCAAGGCCATGAAGACCAAGGTCGGCAATCCTCTGCGCAAGCTGGTGCTGGTCAAGCTGGCCGACAACGCTAGTGATCAGGGCGAGTGCTGGCCGTCATACCAGCATATCGCAGACCAGTGCGAAATCGGGCGTTCAACGGTGAAGCTGCATGTTCGCGAGCTGGAAAAGGCCGGTTTCCTACGCCGAGAGTACCGCCGGAAAGGTGAGCTTAATCAGTCCAACCTTTTTCACTTGTCGCTTGATGGTGGGTCACCAACTGCCCTACTGAGTGGGGCAGGAGATAACCCACCTGGGGCAGGATATAACCCAGGGGGTGGGGCAGGAGCTGCCCCCAGAACCAGTCACTCTTATGAACCAGTCAATGAACCTAAACCTATGTGCAAAACAGGTACGGTGAAAGGGTTTGATCAGTTCTGGAAGCTGTACCCGCGCAAGGTAGGAAAGGACAAGGCGTTCAAGGCATGGCAGAAGCTCCAGATGACTGAGGCCCTGTATGACCTGATCGTTTCGGCGTTGGCCAAGCATGTGGTGACACCTGGCTGGACGAAGGACAACGGCCAGTTCATCCCGCACGCCGCAACCTGGCTGAATGGCAAGCGCTGGGAGGATGAAGTGGAACCGGCCGGCAAGGTGGGTTCAGGTTCCCGGCACACCCAGCTTGATCAGGTGGACCACACCGACGGGCTGGAGCTGGACGGCAATGGCAACTACCGGATTGCGGGGGATGGCCAATGACTTTCCAACCGCGCTACGCCATCGATACCCGCCAGGGCGATTGCTCAACACACGGCCGCTTCACCAACGCGCTGGTCGAGCAGTTCGGCGCAGATCCGACATGGTACGGCTGCCCTGGATGCGAGTTCGATAACCGTCACTCGGCTGACATCAGCGTCCGCGCTGGAGGCGTGCTGGTCCACACCGAGCGCTTGCTGAACGCTCGGCTGCTTGATTCATGCATCCCCGCCCGGTTCCAGCAGTCCACCCTTGAAAGCTGGAAGGCTGGGGATGACGACGCCAAAGCTAGGGCATGGAGCGTCGCCACGGGCTTCGTGGAGGCCTTCGCCGAAAACTATCAGGCCGGCCGCTGCGTGATGCTGCTGGGGCAGGTGGGCACCGGCAAGACTCATCTTGCCACCGCCATGCTGCAACAGGTCATCCGGTACTTCGGTAATCAGGGCGTGACCGGTCTGTACGTAACGGCTGGCGGCATCATCCGCAGCGTGAAAGATACGTTCGGCTCGCAGGCCAAAACCGAGTCGCAGGTCTACGCCGATCTGATCGGACCGCACCTGCTGGTGATCGATGAAGTGGGCCTGCAGAACGGCACGGACTTCGAGCGCCAGGTGCTTTTCGAGGTGATCAACGGGCGTTACGAGCAGCTCAAGCCGACGATCGTCGTCAGCAACCTGAGCATCACCGATCTTAAAGTGAGCATGGGCGATCGCGCCGTGGATCGGCTGCGTGACCGTGGCGGGCTGGTGTGCGTGTTCCGCTGGCCCTCCGCGCGAGGTGCAGTATGAGTCGCGAACTTTACAGCCTTGAGGCCGAGCATGGCCTTCTGGGCGCACTGCTACTGGACGCTTCACTGTTCGACGCCATCACCGCACGTATCACAACGGCCGACTTCGCCTATGACGACAACGCTGCGATGTATCAGGCAATCATCGATACACATGCCGCCGGCCAGCCTGTAGACGTGGTGACAGTGGGGTTTGCTTACCCAGACCTCCCGAGCGGGGAGCGAACACTGGCCTACGCGTCAGAAATCGCCAAGAACATCCCCAGCACGGCGAACTGGGCCGGATATCAACGCATCGTGCTGGAGCGTTCCGCGCTGCGCCGAGTGGTCGAGGCGGCGGAGGTGATCAAGGATTCGGCCAGTGAAAGCTTGCCGGTCGCTGACATCATCGCGCTGGCCCAGCAGGCAACAGCGGATTTGCGCGACCTGGGTGCACCCGACCGGAAGGATTACTACAGGTACAGCGAGGTGTTACCCGGCGTCATTGACGGCATCGACAGCCGGTTCAACGGAGCAGCGCAGCTCGGACATGAAACCGGGCTCAAGGATCTCGATGAGCTGATCCGAGGACTTCGCAAAAAGAACATGATCGTGATAGCTGGCCTGCCGGGGTCAGGAAAAACCTCGCTGGGCGTGCAGATCGCTCAGAAAATTGCATGCACTGACAACGGTGTCGGGCTCATCGTATCGATGGAAATGACGAAAGAAGAGCTGGTCACGCGTGGTCTCGCATCAGTTGGCGGCATAAGCCTGACCCGTATCGATCAGGGTCACACCCTCCAGGATGACGACTGGCCGCGTCTCACCAGCGCAGTAAATGTTCTGAATGGGGCAAACCTCTTTGTCTGTGACGAGGAAGGCATGACTGCTGCCCGCATTCGCTCGACGGCCAGGCAGGTGCAGCGTAAGGAAGGGCTGAGCATCGTGGTGGTGGATTACATCGGCCTGATCGCCGCCGAGGGCGCTGGTCAGAACCGAACCCTCGAGCTGGGCAAGATTTCCACTGCGCTCAAGAACATGGCCAAAGAACTGGACGTGCCGGTGATCGTGCTGGCGCAGCTCAATCGTGGATCAACCAACCGCACGGACAAGAAGCCCCGGCCAAGCGACCTGCGCGACTCGGGGCAGATTGAGGCCGACGCCGATGTTGTGATTCTCGTTCACCGTGACCCAGACAGCGAGGAAGGCCAGAACGGCGTCACTGAGCTGATCGTGGGCAAGTGCCGCCACGCCAAAACAGGGTCGTGCATGGTCCAGCAGCAGGGGCAGTTTGTCCGCTTCGTGGACTTCGCCGGCAATTCCTACGCGACGGACGAAGAGGTCGAAATAGGCCGGGCATTCGCGAACCGCGGCTATCGGGGGAGGGCAGGCAATGAATGATCTGGTGAAGACACTCACGGTGATCATGACAGACGCAGAGATCCGTCGGCATGCCTCGCGCCTTCATGTGCGCGCGCTGCGCGATGCTCGCCACCCTGAACTGCACTTCCGTTATTCCACCGTCGACCGAGCCAAAGGTTCCTGGCATGTGGTGGTGCGCGGCAAGTGGGGCAAAGCCGGCAACTATCCTGGCATCAGCGCCAAGCTGATGCAGTCCACGCTGCCGAGCATCCTCGCGCGCCGATCTGCGGACCCGGCGGCAAACTCGGTCACTACCAGTTGGGCCACTGTGGGCGACGTGCTGGCGTGGTACGCCGACCGCATGAGCCGCGACCGTGGGTTGTCAGTCAAGCGCAAAGCCAGCGCCCAGTCTGCGCTACGCCGCCATCTGGTGCCCCGCCTCCAGGATGTGGAGCTTGAAGCCCTGACCAGCCCTACGCTGGACAGGCTGCTGATGTGGCCCATGCAGGAGCGGTACGAATTGTCTTTCGTGCGCTCGGTGTACGGCGTGCTGGCCGTGGCTTTCCGTCAGGCAACCCGGTTGGCGCTTCTGGATACCAATCCGATGGCCAGCTTCAAGTACACCGACTTCGTACAGACGCGAATCCGGCCCAAGGCAGCACGGTTGCGCAGCGATGACCTGCCGCCTCTGCTGCTGGACCTGGCTGAACGTATCGAACGGGCACCACTGGAATCCATGCTCGCGCTGATGATGCTGTGCCACGGCACCCGTCTGGGTGAGACACGGCTTGCCCGCTGGAAAAATGTGAACCTCACGACCCGGCAGTGGTTCATCCCGGCTGCGGACACCAAGACCAAGGCGGAACACACGCTGCCACTGACACCGCAGGCGTGCGCGCTGATCGAGCGTTACCGGAGCCTGCAACAAGCCAGCGGGTATCAGGGGCCGTTTCTGTTCCCTGGCCGCTCCGGTGCAGCCATCAGCGCAACGTTGGCCAGCACCCTGTTCTCTGGTTTGGCCAAGGGTGAGTGGTCCAGCCATGACTTGCGCAAGGTGGCTCGTACAGCGTGGGCCGATCTGGGCGTTGACTACATGGTCGGAGAGATGTTGCTCAACCACGCCATGAAAGACCTCGACGCGACTTACATCCATACCGCCGCCGAGGGCCTGAAACGCCAGGCGCTGGAGGCATGGCACAACTACCTCGAACAGCATGGGCTGACCCCTTTGCTCGGTGAGACATATGCAGGACACGAAAACATGAAACCTACCCCAAAGGCCACGGATATTAAGGCGTTCAGCGATTCTCAGTATCCATCCCAAGGGAGGAAGCATAACGAAAAAGCGACCGCCCAGACCCTAATCGGAGGTGGTGATGAGTAAGGTCGCGATAGCAGCACCCCGCAGAATGCTGGCTGACTTCTCCCCAACCGTTTATCAGAGCGTCATGTCGGCAATCGTTCGCGTCCTGGCGACTGACAACATCGACAACAGCGCCAAGCAGAGCTGGCAAAAGCTCATCGACTCCGGCGGGAGGACTGGCGGGTCAAGGGCTTTGCTCTCCGCGCGCGACCAATTTGATTACGACTGTTGCCTGCATGCACTGCTGCACCGGGAGTTGAGCAAGGCCCATTGGGATCTGCTGGTGGGCAAGTTCTCCACCAGCAAGGGCAACCGCGTCGGTGCGATATCCAGGACGGTCTATCGCATCAGCTCGCCAGCGCCGGCTCTGTTCGTCTACAAGGCCACCACTGTGTGGTTTATCCCCAAGATGAAGGGCGTACAGGGCAAGCGATCCAGTGACGTCGCAATTCTTCCTGCAGAGTTCTACGACATGAACACATGGGATACGGAAGCCAGGCCAGCATCAACGCGAGGCCGTTGGAGGCTCGGGATTCACAAGTGCCTGGAGACGATGCAGGAGGGTGCAGTTATTCACGTCACGGAGATTCTGGACCGTGAACAGCTGTTGTGTGATGGCGCTTGACAATCATGGGCAAATGGTTGAAATTGCCCCACATCATCTGATCCCTGCGCGTTAACGGGATTGGAACAAAAGCCCGGCCATTGAGTCGGGTTTTTTTATGCCTGCGATTCGTATAGCCACATTCAGGGTGGGCCTTAGGGCGGAGCTTTGACGCGGTATAGCCGGTTGTCACGCGTTACGAAAGAACACCGGCAGTCAGTGTGCCCTCGCTCCATCACACGGGGCAGTGCTGGCGGGCAGCGTGGGGAGACACGCACGTTATGCAGGTTATTGCGCAGGCAGCTGCGCTAAGTCGGTAGAGGCGTCGTCTAATCCCGTGCGGACAATGGGCGGCTACGCGATGAGAGGGCGGGGTACGTGACCCGGCGATCCGCCCCAACAGAGCTGGATAGTTGCACCAGCCACCTGCACCCATTCCAAGGCTCGCCATATCGGCGGGCCTTTTTCGTTTATAGATCCCGAAAGGGTTGAGACCGGACGCGCACCATGCCCGAAAAGAACCCCGACTTATGGGCGCAGGTCTGGATGGCCCTATCGAATCCACTTTGGCAGGGCGCGATCATGGCCATCATCGTCTCTCTACTGCGCATCCTTTACGACGCGAAAGAAACCAGCAAGCGTCGGATTTTCTTCGAGGCGTTGATATGCGGCGCGCTTAGTTTGGTGGCTTCAAGCCTGATCGAGTGGATGGCATGGCCGCCCAGCCTGTCAGTGGCTGCCGGTGGAACCATCGGCTTTCTCGGCGTAACAGCCATACGCGAACTGGTGACCCGGTTCATTGGCCGCAAGGTGGACATCACATGAAGGCTATCGCCGCTGCAATCATCATCGGCCTTGTTGCCCTGCTGCTCGTTGGTATCCAGCAATACCGCGTCCTCGCTCTGGAAGGGCAGGTGACGCTGCAGATGAAGACTGCCAAGGATGCCACCGACGCCAACACCGAAAGCCAGAAGACAATCACCACGCTCCAGGCCGAGGTAAAGCGCAATGCCAACTACACGGCCGATCTGCACCATCGCCTCAAGGCCAGCGAAGACAAGGCCCGACAAGCGAGGAAAGACTTTGAAGACCTCAAGCGTAAGAGCCCGGCTGTTCGTAAGTGGGCTGATCAGCCTTTGCCTAACGGCCTGCGCGGCAAGCCCGCGCCCAGTGGTGGTAAAGACATGAGTGCCAAGGATGCTAATGCCGTCTTGGCGCCTGACCTAATTAAACTTGATTAAGTCAGGCTACATGATTTTTTAGTCAAGCTTAAAGTGTAAACTTTCTCACCATGCCGTCGAGGTCAACGGCCAAGCCTGACATTTTCTTACTTGCGCTCATTATGTGGTGTGTACCTTTTTCAGTTTCGCCAGATAGGTCTCGAATGCTTATTAAGTTGCGGTCCACCTCCCTTGCTACATAGGCCTGTTCTTCTGAGGCTGTAGCAATTTGCATGTTGCGCTCCTCAATAAGTTGTACGGCGTCCATAATTTCTTGTAATGCTTTACCCGCTTCCTGAGCTATGTCGTACGTAGCATGCGCCTGAGATGTACTTGTTTGCATCGAGCTCACAGCGCCCTTAGTACCTTCTTGGATAGCAATGATCATGCTTTCGATTTTTTTAGTCGATTCCTGCGTGCGTTGGGCTAGCGCACGAACCTCATCAGCTACAACAGCAAAGCCTCTGCCTTGCTCTCCAGCTCGTGCTGCCTCAATGGCAGCGTTCAATGCAAGCAGGTTGGTTTGACCGGCGATCGCTTGAATGACGCTGACGACTTCAGCAATATTCTGGGCCTGGTCCGCAACATCTTGTACTTGTTCTGAGGTACTTTCCACCTGAGAAGTGAGTTGCCTCATAGCGTCCAGTGTCTGAGTCACCTTACTATTTCCAAGTTTTGCCGCGTGACTCGATTCGCGTGCCGACTCGGATGTGGATGTTGCATTCCGTGCCACCTCTTCAACGGCAGCGCTCATCTGGGTAACGGCCGTGGCTGCTTGATCGATTTGGCCGTTTTGCTGTTCTTGAGTTAAACCAGCTTTGTCGGTGACTGTTTGCATCTGCGTGGCTGAAGATGTCAGTTCAGCAGAAGAATTCACGATACCCTGAATCGTCTGCCTAAGATTTTCTTGCATTTGTTTGAGGGCTTGCATCAAACCGGCGGCTTCATCTTTTCCAGACACGTTGATGGAGCGATTCAATTCCCCTCTAGCTATGGCCTCAGCGACACCCAGGCAATCTCCTATGGGGCTAGACATGCTTTTTGTAAGTCTCCAAGCAAGTAAAACTGTGACCAAAAAGGAAGTGATGACTATAAAAAACATCACTTTAAGGCTGTGCTCATATACGACAGCAGAGTGCTCGCCAGACTCTTTCACTCCTTCGGAGTTTACATCGCGCAGGGCTGTAAGTTTAATCTGGTAGTTTTTGGCGTTATCTGCTTGAGGACCATTGGCGTACTCAATAGCAGCATCCCGATCTGCTCGGGCGAGTCCAACCAAATGGTCTAACCCGTCAAGGTATTGCTTCATCAGTGTGGACGCTTCTTCAAATCGTGCTTTTTCTTGTTCTCCAGAAATTAAATATCTTCTGTAGTAATCTGTGAGCGTATTGAGTTCGTCACGATTTCTTTTTATTGCCTCTGCTGTGGTGTCGAACACTTCGGAGTCTGTCGACGCAAGTAAGCGGATACCTTCCAGTCGAGTATGAAGCAATGCTATCTGAATATCGTCAGCCTTTTGAATACTAGGTAACCAGTCGTTTTCGAGGGTCTGTTGAGTCGATCTAAGGTCGCGTATTTGCTCGAAGGCAAAGGCGCCCAGCAACAGTACGAAAACCGTAATAATAGAAAAGGCAATAGCTGCCCTGGGAGCTATGCGAAAGGATCTAAAGTTCATGAAGTCATCCCTGTGTAATGTACTGTGAGTTGGGCTTTACGAATGTATCTGCCAGATGGGCTTAAACTTGAGCGGCAATCCATGACAAACACCTTTAAAGGTCGCAGTCCTTCCCTAGTTTCGCAGCCTTTGCGGCGCCCTTTGTTCCATCGGATTGCTCACGGGCTCAAGGGCCGTTTTTTTAGCCACAAAAGACCGTTGATACGCTCAGAGTCAACAGAAAGACTGATTTTGCCTGGACTCCTCAGCCTCTGCCTAACGGCCTGTGCGGCAAGTCCGCAGCCAGTGGCGGTAAAGACGACATCGGTAAGACTGGAAGCGCCGGAAATGGTCCCGTGTGAGCGGGTAAGTGAAAGCGACGACGAGCTAGCCCTGAATGGCGATCTTTGGGCGTTGAAAAATCGCGCCATCAACCTGCTGGATACCTGTGCTGACCAGGTGGATGCGCAGATACAACGTAGCAAATCAAAGTGATATTCGAAGGAAGCAAACGCTTAAAAAATCGAACGTCTATTCGAATTTACCAAGCATAATACGGGCTGCGAATTTTCGGCCAACTTAGTGTCCAGAATGGATAGCTCATATAAACGGGTCATGCATTCGTGCTGAGCAACTAATGAGTGATTAAGTTTTTCCAGAAGATCAACAACTACCGGATCTTCTGAAGCGTATATTACCTTCAGCTTTACGATGGTGTCTGAGAGTAATTGATGGTTATTAATTATTTGGTCCAAGTCGGGCATGGCTCCTCCTGAGCAATCTTGCCAAGCTTCACAAATCTTATATCGGCGCAGACTCTCTCGGCTTGAGCGGTTGTCAAGGAATCCAGCCGAACGGTATCAATCTGACCGCAAATAGTTTTCTTGCGGGTTTTGGTGTCGAGATGCATTGGGTGTGCCTTTCGGCGTTAGTAGTTTAAGAAGTGGGGCAAGTGGCATATGAACGAGTACGGCAACTCTTTGCTCAGCATTCAGGAGCAGGGATAACGCATGGCGCGGCTCAAGACGCTTGGCAATCGAGTGGCTACGCAAGGTGACAGGATGAGTACCGCGCCGCCAGCTACTTGGCGAGCGGGAAAGACCACAGCGAACCAGCGAGGTTACAACTACGCATGGCAGAAAGCTCGATTGGTCCATCTGGGCGCTAACCCGCTGTGCGTCTACTGCGACCGAGCAGGGCTAGTCGTCGCTGCGTCGGTAGTGGACCATTCAGTACCTCATCGCGGTGATCAGGATATTTTCTGGGATAGAAGCCTTTGGGTTTCTCTGTGCACCCACTGCCATTCCTCTGTGAAACAACGCGAAGAAAGCTCACACCAGTTCAGGTAATCCTATGCAAACCGATAATTCCCAGCCGGCTCATTGCCGTGTCGCTGGATGCATTGCTGTGGCCAACAGGAAGGGCGCGGGACTTTGTGAAAAACACTACACCAGGCAACGCCGGCATGGATCCACCGACAAGGCCGTAGTGGTCAAGCCTGGGCTGCTCAACCATTCTCACGGCTACACGATGGCTTATGCGCCGGAACATCCGTTGCGCCGCGACTCCAGCTGTCGAGTGTATGAGCATCGCAGGGTTTATCACGCCCAGCATGGAGATGGTCCGTTCAACTGCAATTGGTGTTCAACCGTTGTAGGTTGGGATGACTTGCACGTCGACCATCTCAACGATGTGAAGGATGACAATACTCCGAGCAATCTGGTTGCAAGCTGTGCCACCTGCAACCAGAAGCGCGGCTTCAGCAAGATGGCGCGGGACTCACCGGCTGAGGTCCAACCGGCGTTACACAGTGCATGGGAAGACGATGTGCCTCATCGAGTGGGCGCGCTATTTGAACCTGTCCCGCAATGCGCTGGAGTACCGGCTGAGTGCTGGCTGGAAGCTGGAGGACGTGTTCTCCCCAAGGAAGGGCATGTCGGGACCACCAAGCCGTGCTCAACCCGTCGTTACAACATGAAGTGGCTCCGGCTCGGTCCCTTTGACCGTTTTTGGCGAGATTTGCACGGTTTTGGTGCGAAATAATGCGGTTTGGAGGGGGGGGCAAAAATATGGGGTTTTTCGGTTACTAGACCGCCCTCGACCGCACGTACAGATTTTTTTCCCTTCAGGATTTTTTGTTAATGGCCCTCACCCCTAAAAAACGCGCATTTGTCGATGCGGTCAGGGGAGGTGCGTCCAATAAAGACGCAGCCATAGCCGCAGGATACGCGGCTTCCAGCGCCGCGCAGGCGGGGGCGAGGCTGGCGAAAGACCCGTTCGTGATGGCCGCCTTAACAGGTGCGGCAGTTAACAAAAAAGTTAACAAATTTGTTAAAGGCAGCCCCCCTGCATCTGCGACACCCGCCGCACCTGTCGGGGAGCATGGCGAGGCTGAAGTAAAGCCAGACGAGGGGTTCGATCTATCGAGGGCTGTGCGCTTCTCCGATCCGAAAGACTTTCTGCTGGCGACGATGAACGACTTTGAGACTGACCCGAAATTGCGAGTCGACGCCGGTAAGGCTCTGTTGCCATTTTTTCACCCGCGAAAGGGCGAGAGCGGCAAGAAGGAGACGGCCAAGGACAAGGCCGCAGGCGCAGCCCAAGGCAAGTTCGGCGTGCGTAAAGGGCCGTTGTCGGTGGTGAAATGATGGAGTGGTCAACCGCCTGCACAGACTGGGAGCAGCGCATTGTCGCTCGTCAGAGCCTGATTCCTTTTGAGCCGCTGTTTCCGGATCAAGCGGCCGAGGCCCTTGATGTCTTCGGCAACCTGCGCATGGTGGATGCCACTGGCAGCCCGCTGATGTGCGAGACCGTGCGGTCTTGGGTGAATGAGTTCGTCGCCGCCATCTTCGGCGCATATGACCCGTACAGCGGTCGTCGGATGATCAGCGAGTTCATGCTTCTGATCAGCAAGAAGAACGGCAAGTCGACCATTGCCGCCGGCATTATGCTGACTGCTCTGGTACTGAACTGGCGTACCTCTGGCGAGTTCATCATCCTGGCGCCTACCAAGGAAATTGCCGACAACTCCTACATCCCTATACGGGACATGGTGAAGGCCGACGAAGAGCTATCGGCCTTGCTCAAGGTGCAGGATCACTTGCGCACCGTTACGCACATGCAGACCGGCGCGACCCTCAAGGTGGTGGCAGCCGACAGCGAGACGGTATCGGGCAAGAAAGCCATCGGCGTATTCATCGACGAATTATGGGTCTTCGGCAAGCGAGCCAATGCCGAGGCCATGCTGCGCGAGGCTACTGGCGGCCTGGCCTCAAGGCCTGAGGGCTTCATTATCTGGGCTACTACCCAGTCCGATGCACCGCCTGCTGGCGTGTTCCGGCAGAAGCTGCTTTACGCACGCCAGGTGCGCGACGGTCTCATAGTCGATAAGTCGTTCTTGCCGGTGCTCTACGAATTCCCGAAACACATGATCGACGCGGGCGACCACCGCGACGTCAAACACGCGTATATCACCAACCCGAACCTAGGGCTGTCGGTAGACGAGCCGTTCATTGAACGCGGCTTCACCCAGGCGCAGATCGACGGCGAAGAGTCGTTCCGTGGTTTTCTCGCCAAACACTTGAACGTCGAGATCGGTTTGGCGCTGCGCTCTGATCGATGGGCCGGTGCTGAGTTTTGGGAAGTGCAGGCCAAGCTGCCCGGCCTGACGCTGGACGATCTGATCGAGCGCTGCGAAGTGATCGATATCGGCATCGACGGCGGCGGCCTGGACGACCTGCTTGGGTTTGCGGCAATCGGGCGTGACAAGCACACGCGCCAGTGGCTGTTGTGGACGCATGCCTGGGCTCATCCGTCGGTGCTTGAACGCCGCAAGGGCGAGGCGCCACGGCTTCATGACTTCGCCAAAGAGTCCCATCTAACCATGGTTCAAGTCATCGGTGATGACCTTGAGGAAGTCGCGGACCTCGCAGCGCGCGTCGAGAAGGCCGGCCTGCTGGATCAGGTCGGCGTCGACCCGGCCGGTATTGGTGGTGTGCTCGATGCTCTGGTCGCGGCTGGCGTACCGCAGGACAAGATCATTGGTATCTCTCAGGGCTGGAAGCTGGGCGGCGCGATCAAGACCACCGAGCGCAAGCTGGCAGAGGGCGGCCTAATCCATGGCGGCCAACCCATGATGGCCTGGTGCTGCGGCAATGCCAGAGTCGAGCCGCGTGGTAACTCGATCCTCATCACCAAGCAGGCTTCAGGCTCGGCCAAGATTGACCCGCTGATGGCCACCTTCAACGCGGTATCCCTTATGTCACTCAACCCCGAAAGCAAAGGCGGGATGGATGACTACCTGAATAATGGTTTCTTCGGACTTGTAGGCTGACTATGTCATTTCGTTGGTACAACCCACTGACGTGGCGTTTCTTTGGCTATACCGATCCGTTGACCGGTGACTACGTCGAAGTCGATCTTGAGATAGGCGGCAAGCGCACCAAGGCTGGCGTGCGCATCACGTCAAAAAATGCGCTGAGCATCGGCATCGTCTGGTCATGCGTGAAAATTCTGTGCGAGTCGGTGTCAGGGCTTCCGCTCAAACTGTATGACGATCAGGACGGCAAGCGTGTGTTGGTCCCGTACAAGGACCGGGCAGCAAGGGTGCTGCGTAAGCCCAATCCCTACATGACGCGGCTGAATTTCCTGAAAGCGGCCGTCGTGAACATGGCGTTGCGGGGGAACAGCTACAACCTGATCGAGCGCGCGGCGAACGGCGATCCGATAGCGTTTCTGCCAGTGCCGTTTGACTCGGTTGAGGTCAATACAGACGGCGACCTGATTTATTTCGTGACCCTGGCTGGCGAGCGGTTTCCGGTGTCGCCCGAGAACATGCTGCATTTCAAGTTGTTCAGCATCGACGGCATCGTTGGGCTTTCCCCTATCGAGTACCAAGCCGAAACGATGGGGCTGGCCAAGGCCGCGCAGGACTGGTCGGCGCACTTCATGCGCAAGGGCGGATTCACTGGCGGCTATGTGGTCTACGAGCAGTTCCTGACCAAGGAACAGCAGGCGCAGGTCATGGAGAAATTCCCAGACGTGCGCAAAGGTGACGCCGCTGACATCGGCAAGATGGCGATTTTGCAGGGCAACCCCAAGATCATACCGGCGGGCCTCAGTCAGAAGGACAGCCAGTTCATTGAGTCTCAGCAGTTTCAGGAAGAGGCGCTGGCAGGTGTGTGGGGCGTTCCGCTCTATCTGGCCAACCGGGCCGGTAAAACCTCAATCATGGGTTCGAATCTGGAGCAGCAAACCAGCGGCTTCGTCACCTTCGGCCTCAAGCCGTACCTCGACGCCATCGAGGACGAACTCAACGACAAGTTATTTGCAGGCACGACTCGCTTTGTCGAGTTCATCGTGGAGGGCCTGCTGCGCGCTGACAGCGCTGGTCGATCGGCTTACTACACAGCGGCCCTTGGCGGCTCCGGCGGCTCTGGCTGGATGGCTATCAACGAAGTCCGCGAAAAAGAAAACCTGCCCCCGCTATTGGGCGATCAATACAACCAGGTCACCCGATGGGAGATGCAGACCAATGCTGACAAAAATTGAAGTTCCCTTCGAGGTAAAGGCCGTTGATGACGCCGGTAACTTCGAAGGTTATGCCTCGGTGTTCAACAACGTTGATCTGGGCGATGACGTGATTCTGCCGGGCGCTTTCACCAAGGTGAAGGCAACGCGGGCAGGGCGCTTGAAGCTGGCGCTGTTTCACGATCTGACGCGTTTGGTGGGCTCTGCCGAGTTCACCCAGGACGCCCACGGCCTGTTCCTGAAAGGCAAGATCAACCTTGCCGTCAGCTATGCCCGTGATGCCTACGAGCTGATGAAGGAGGGCACGCTGGACAGCATGTCCATTGGCTTCAACACGCTGCTGTCGAGTTACGAAGAGCGTGCAGGCCGCCAGATTCGCATCATCAAGGAAGCTGAGCTGTGGGAAGCCTCAATCGTCCCGTTCGGCATGAACCCCGAGGCGACCATTACCGACGTGAAGTCGGATATCAGACTTTTTGAAAAGGCCCTGCGTGAACGCATGGGCCTTTCGCAAAAGGAGGCGGCTGCGGTCGCCTCGCTCGGCTATACCGCCGTCCACCGTGATGGTGGTGCTGCGGACACGGTGATCGTGGATGAGCTGAAAGCAATCTCCCAACTGTTCAATACCCAATTTGGAGTTCAGCCATGACCGCTGACGTAAAAGAAATTCGCGAATCCCTCGAAAAGCAACTCAAAGAGGGCTTCGGCAACCTGCAAGTGAAGTACGACGCCGTTTCTGGCGAGCTTGAAAAAGGCAACGCCGTAGCTGGTGATCTGAAAAAGCAGATCGAAAACCAGAAGGGTGAGCTGGAGCGCATCATCGAGCAGGTGCAAATCCTTGAAGAGAAGGGCATCAAGCTGCGTGGCCAGGTTGGCGACAAGAAAGGGTTCATTGATTTCGTCAAAGGCAACGACGACTTCAAGGCTATGAGCTCGCGTAAGCAGGACAAGGCTGAAATCGAAATCACCAAGTCCGACATGGCGTCGATGACTGAAATGAAAGTCACCAGCTCCGGCCTGGTTGTCCCTCAGTACGACCCGATCATTCAGGACGTGCCGCGCCAGAACCTGCTGATTCGTGACCTGATCCCTAGCACGCCAGTGGATGGTAACTCCTACAGCTACTTCGTCGAGAACGTCCACACACGCGGCGCTGGCATGGTTGCTGAAGGCGGTGTGAAGCCCACCAGCAACGTGACGTTCACCCAAAAGACCGACACCATCAAGAAGATGGCGGTTTGGATGCCGATCACCGACGAAGCGCTGGACGACGTGCCGCAACTGTATTCCTACATTCAGGAACTGCTGCGCTACGACCTGAAGCTGGAAGAAGAAGGGCAGATCCTCAAGGGCGACGGTCAGGACAACAATCTCAACGGCGTTATGACCCAGGCAAGAGCATTTGACGCTGCTCTGTCCAAGACTGGCGACACGGCAATCGACACCGTGCGCCGCGCGATCTACCAAGTCCGCAAGCAGTCCAAGCGCGCCGCAGATGCCGTGGTCATGACCGACCTCGACTGGATGAACATCGAGCTGCAGAAGGATGCGGAAAACCGCTACCTGTTCGCCAACCTGCAAGGCTTGGTCACTCCAATCCTTTGGGGTCGTCCGGTAGTTGCTTCGGACAGCATGGACGAGGGCGATGGCGACACCACAGGTGGCGAGTTCCTGACCGGCTCGTTCGCCCAGGGCGCGCGCATCTATGACCGCATGGCGTTCACCGTGAAGGTCGGCATGATCAATGACGACTTCGTACGCAACCAACGCGTCGTGCTCGTCGAAGAGCGTCTTGGCTTGGCGGTCCGCCGTCCATACGCCTTCGTCAAAGGTCGCTTCGCGGCCAAGTAAGCAGCACTTCATTCACAAGGGCCTGATGGCCCTTTTTTTATGGATAACGAATATGAAAATTCGAGCGCTGTGGGGCTTTAAGGGCATCCAAGCAGAGTTGAAAAACGCCACGGGCCAAGCCCGCGCCGGCGAAGAGTTCGAAGTGAGCGACGAATACGGGCACACACTGGTGGGCAAAGGTTTGGCTGCGGAGGTTGACGGTAAAACCGCTCCCAAGACCAATAAGCAGGCCAAGCCCGAAGAGAACAAGTAAATGATCGACCTGGCACGCGTGAAGCTCCACCTCAAGGTGGACGGCGAAGAGGAGGACACGCTCATTGCCGGCTACGTCGAGGCGGCCAAGTCTCACGTCGCCATGCACTGTGACCGGGAGCTGGTCGAGGGAAATCCGACCGGCCCAGAGCAGATGGGCTTTACCCCGGACGTCGAGCAGGCTGTGCTGCTGATGGTCGGTCACTGGTATGCAAACCGCGAGACAGTTGTGATCGGCACCATAGCCTCTGAGGTTCCAATGGCCGCCGAACGTCTGCTTTGGTACAGGAAGCGATTCTGATGAGAGCAGGCTCAATGCGACATCGTCCTACGCTCTACAAGCCTGCGCGGGTCAAGAATCGAACCGGTGGTTTTGACGACACCTGGATAGAGTCCGGCCAGCTTTGGGCCGACTTCACGCTGCCTACCGGCCGCATTGAGGCCGTTGCTGAAAAGCTTTCTGCGGTGGTTACCGCAGAAGTCCGGGTCAGGCCACGGCCGGACCTGATTGCAGGCTGCCGCCTGGTGAACAGAGGCGTCACCTATCTGATCGTGGCTGCACTGCCAGACAACGAGCTTTCAATGCTCCGTCTGCTCTGCACCAACGTCCCCAACCCTTGAGGAAATCCTATGAAAGTTCGAGCACTTGCCAGCTTGTCCGGCGCCGTTGGCGACCAGAACACAGGCGATGAATTCAGCGTGGACGCTGCCAGGGCAAAGTCTCTGATTGAGCGCGGCCTGGTCGAAGAGGTCAAGGACGCTCCGGCGCCGAAAGCCGACAAGGCAAAGGAGTAACCCATGGCTCGCCGGTCCCGTATGTCCGGTGACTTCAAGCTACGCCGGACGCTGCGCAACATCCATCAGAACATGGACAACGAGCTGCGCCCGGCCATGCAGGAGGCTGCCGATAAGATCCTGGCCACCATGAAGTCAACCATCCCTCGGGACACTGGCGAAGCGGCTGGCGCCCTGACGGCGTTTGTCTCCAAAAGTGGCTTGGATGCGCAGATCGGCATTCGTGGCAAAAAGGACAACCGCCGATTCTTTTACCTTCGGTTTCTGGAATACGGTACCAAGGGCTATGACGGGAAAAAGCGCGCGGGCAACCGTAGCCGTTCGGTCAAGAACAAGTCGGACGGCTCAACGTTTTTCGGCAAGTACCCGCGCATACCTGCACTGCCAGCTCATCCGTGGTTGCGGCCATCTCTGGACGTAAACCGGGAGGTGGTGATGGCAGACATCCGCGCCGCCGTGAATCGAACGCTGAAGAAGGCCAGTCAAGGGGGCAGCGATGGCTGATCCGTCCGTTGCCCTGCAGGTAGCAATCTTCGAGCGGCTACAGGCCGAGGTGTCATGCCCCATCTACGATGGTGCACCACTGGACACGCCCATGCCGTATGTCTCGATCGACCGCGAAATCTCGACCAACACCAGCCCTATCGCCGGGCGCAAGCGTCAGCAGCGCCTGCTCTACCTGACCGTCTGGTCGGATGCGCATGGCCAGGCCGAGGTCAAGCGTATCAACGCTGAAGTGACCGCCGCGCTTGATGAGAGGCCGCTGCCGCTGGAAGTTGGCAGGGCAGTGTCTGTGCGCGTCGAGCGCGCCGACTCACAGCGTGATGCCGACGGCGTCACGTACATGGGCGCTATCACCGTCCGCGTCATCACCACTCACTGATTCAACATCTGCCGCCTCGCGGCTTTATCCAATGTGCCTTTTGGAGGATTTTCCATGGCCGACGACAATTTGAACACCGCTGCAGGCTGCCGACTCGGCCTCGGCACCAAGACCGGCGCCGATACAGAAGCCGATTACAAACAGGACGTTTACGTCGACGTTGGCGAAATCGAAGACTTGGGCGAGTTTGGCGACACCTTCAGTTCGGTGACCTTCACGTCGCTGAAGGATGGCCGCGTGCGCAAGTACAAGGGTACTGCCGACGCTGGCGACATGACGCTGACTGTCGGCCTGGACAACGGCGACGCAGGTCAGAAGGCCGTGAAGGTTGCCCACAAGGACCGATCTAAGGGCGACTACAACATCAAGGTCACGCTGAACGACGGTGATTCGACAGCCACTCCGGTCGTGCTGCCGACCACTTTCTACTTCCGCGTGAAGGTGATGAACAACACCGTTGCGCCTGGCGCAGCGGACAATGTCGTGCGCCGCAACATCACCATGGGCATCAACTCCGATGTCATCGAAATCGCTGCCGGCCCTGCCGCCTGATCGGGTGAACCATGAGCAAGACATTGCACGGCAACATCGATCTTGTCATTGGCGGGGTCACCTTTCAGCTGCGGCCAACCCTGGCTGCCGTCCGTGCTATCGAGGCCCGTTTCGGCGGACTTCGAGGTGCAGCCAGCGCGCTGCATCAGGTCAGCGTGGACGGCGCCGCGCTGATCATCGCTGCTGGTGCCAACCTGACTGAAAAGCAAACGGAAGGCCTGGCAGAGGCGGTATGGCAGGCGGGCGTAGCAGACATGACCCCGCAGCTGAACGATTACCTGGCAGCCCTGTACAACCCGCGCGGTGGTGAGCCGGGAAAGGAGCAGCCGACGGAGTCAGCGCCGTAGAGGCGGGGAGCTACGTCGATCGGCTTTACGCGGTGGCCACCGGCTGGCTCGGTTGGTCACCGCAAGTGGCGTGGCATACCTCGCTGCCCGAACTGTTCCTCGCGATGGACGCGAAGATCGAGTGGGCACGAATGACCAGCCCGTTCCCCAGCAGCACCCAGTCCAGCCCCCAATCCAAACCCAAGCCGGCGACCGTCGCGCAGAAGCTGCGTATGGCGCTCACCGGCAAGGGCAGCACATAACGTTTTTCCGGAGTTCTACACGTGGCCGATACCGACGTCCAAGGCATGCTGGTTCGCATCGAAGCCACCACGGCGCAGCTGCGCCAGGAGCTGACCCGCTCGGAAGGCTCGGTGTCGAGCACCGCTCATAACATCGATCAAAGCCTGGGTCGGATCGACAACGCTTTCGACCGAGTGAACGCCAGCGCCCAGACGGTGGGGCGTGCGGTCACATCAGCATTCGATCAGATCGGCGCCGGTAACCTTGCCGCTGCTGGCTCGATCGCCGGGTTGGTGGCGCTGACGACCACCACTATCGATTACGCGAAAGAGGTCAAGAACCTTTCCGCGCTATCGAACACCACGGTCGAAGACTTCCAGCGCATGGCCTTTGGTGCAAAAACTGTCGGCGTTGAGCAGGACAAACTGGGCGACATCCTGAAAGACACCAACGACCGAGTCGGCGAGTTTCTGCAGCGTGGTGGCGGCGAGATGTCTGATTTCTTCAAGGAAATCGCGCCGAAGATCGGGGTAACTGCTGGGCAGTTCGCCAATCTGTCCGGGCCGCAGGCCTTGCAGCTCTACTACACGTCGCTCGAAAAGGCCGGTCTGAATCAGCAGCAGATGACGACCTACATGGAGGCGATGGCCGACGAAACCACGGCATTGATTCCGCTGCTGCGCAACAACGGCAAAGGTTTCAAGGAATGGGGGGATCAGGCCGAGCGGGCTGGTTCGGTCATTTCCGAGTTCAACGTCAACCGCCTCGTCACTGCGGGTCAGGCTATTTCCGGCTTGAAAGCAACCTTCTCCGGGGCGGCCAACCAAATCACCATCGGCCTGCTGCCAGGTATCGAGAGCATCACCCAGTCTCTACAGGGCCTGAGCGACAACGGCGGCGCTCAGCGCCTGGGCGAGACGATCAGTTTTCTGGCCGAGAACGTGGATGTACTGGTCGCAGCGCTGGGCGGCAAGATGGCGGCGGCTTTCGCCAAGTTCGCCATCGATGCGGTCGCATCGTCTGCGACGGCTACCAAGGCGATGCTCACCAACATTGCCACTACCAAAGCTTCGGCCATTGCCAAGGCCGAGGAAACGGCGGCGTCGGCGGCGGCTACTGCGGCCAAACTACGCGAATCAGTCGCAGCGTACTCGGCAGCTCAGGCGCTGGAAGCGGAGACAATCGCGCGACTCGCCCAGGTGCAAGCCGCGCGCCAGGCGCTCGCCTATCAGGCCAGCCTGGCTGTGGGCACGGTGGAAGAGACGCGATACACCGCAGCGCTTGCCGCCATGGATGTTGAACTTGCAGCAGCCAAGACGGCCGCAGCCGCTGCTACCCAGCGCCTGGCAATCGCTACTGCGGCGTCTTCGTCCGCCATGGCGCGCGACACGGCGGCCACCGTCGCCAATGCTGCCGCCCAGGCTCAGGCCGCAGCGGCCAAGAACGTGCTGGCGCGGGCGAGCTCGTCCCTGCTGGCAATGCTGGGTGGTCCCGCTGGGGTAGCAGCGCTGGCCATTGGTGTCGGCGTGGCGTTCCTGGCCATGCGCGATAACACCGTTGCGGTGACCAGCAGCCTGGACGCATTGAAGCGACCACTCAAGGAAATCCGTGAAGAATTTCAAAAACTCACGCGAGACCAGCAGGGCGCGGAGCTCGTCAAGATTTCCAAAGAGCAAGAGGGAGCTGTCGCGGCGGCGGATGACGCATATAAGGAATTTAAGAAGACAGTGCGGCAGGGTCTCGGCTCGACTGTAGGTATGCGCGTCGAGGCCGAGTTCGACGCAGCTCGCGCTTCGGGCAAGCAATTGTCTACGGTTGTGGATGATCTGGCGAAGCGGTTCCCGATCCCAGAAAACGGCCTGCGATCCATTCGTGAAACGGCTGGCGCATACAGTACCGCTGAGCAAGCCGCCGCGAAGTTAACCCAGACCCAGGCTGCCCTGGCCAAGGACATCGCGGGCACCGGCCAGGCCACCAAGGAAAAGAGCGAAAACGACATCGCGGCCGAGAACGCCGGCAAGAACTACCAGCAGGCGCTGGAAAAGCAGATCCACTCGCTTAAAGACAAGACCAAGCTCGAGGAGGCCGACCGGTTTATAACCGAAAACAAGATTGATCCGCAGAGCGCGCTCGCAAAGCAGATTCGCGATACCGCCAAGGCCTACGACACCCAGAAGGACTCGGACAAGTCTGCGACCGAGGCAGCGCAAAAAAGTAAGGAAGCCCACAACAAGCTCGAGCAGCAGCTCAAAACTGCGGCTGATGCCTACGCCAAGCTGAAGGAAAGCTTCGATCCGGTCAGCGCGGCGGCGGATGAGCAGACGAAAAAAACCGAGGAACTGCGGCTGCTTTACAAGGCCGGGAAGATTTCCACGGAAGAGTACGGCCAAGGCCTGCAGTGGCTAAAACAGCAGTATGACCAGACCGTAGCGTCCGCCGGCGGAATGGCTGAAGCCATGAAGTACGAGGCGGACTTACAGCGTCAGCTCGCTATTGCTACCGCGTCTTACCAGCAGACAGCCGCAGCAGTCGGCATGGGTAGCAAGGACGCGGAGCGCGCGCAGGCTCGCCTGTCGCTGGAGCAAGATACCAACACCAAAATCAAAGATCTGCGAACCGAACTGGCGAAAGCCACAACAGACGATCAGCGCCGGGAATTACAGAAACAGATCGATCTAACCGTAGAGTACGGTCCGAAGCTAGTTCAAGCGATGCAGGACGGCTGGCAGAAGGTGGATCAGGCGCAAGGCGACTGGTCGAAGGGTGCGAGCGCTGCGTGGCAGAACTACCGGGACGACGTTGCCAATATCGCCGGACAGACCCAGTCGCTCATTTCTGACGCGTTCGACGGCGCCGAGGATGTTCTGACCGAGTTCGTAAAAACCGGAAAGCTGTCTTTCAAGAGCCTGGCTGACTCCATCGTCGATGACCTGATCCGCATCCAAGTGCGCAAGGCGCTGGTCGGCGCCGTGTCATCTTTTGCCAGCAGTGGCCTGGGATCAGGTATCGCCTCGGTGTTTCAGGCTGATGGCGGTGTCTGGGATCGAGGCGTTCAGAAGTTCGCCAAGGGCGCCGCCTTCACCAACTCCATCGTCAACACCCCGACGCTTTTCGGTATGGCTGGCGGCAAGACCGGCATGGCTGGCGAGGCAGGGCCGGAGGCGATCATGCCCCTTACGCGAGCTGCCGACGGCTCCTTAGGGGTCCGCATGGTGGGTGGTGATGGCGGTGGCGCCAGTACCGCGACGAGTTCGACCGCGCTGGGAAGCGTTACCCAACACTTCACCTTCCAGGGTAACGCTGACGCCGTATCGAGGGCCGAGGTCAGGCGCGCTGCGCAGGAGGGCGCACAGGCGGCATATCAAATGGTTCTTAACGATTTCAAAACCAACGGGCCAGCCCGGCAACTGATCAAACTCTGATTACCAGCATAAGGAGGCGTCATGGCGCTTGATTGGCCTGAATCGCTTGAGCCATCGCAAACAACATGGGGTGTCACTTACAACAACCGCGCATTCACTTCCATTCTTTCGAACTCACAACAAATCCTTGGCTATCCCGGCGCGTACTGGCTCTGCACGATGAACTTCGGTGTTTTGTTTGATGAGGACGAACGGGAGCTCACCTCTTTAATTGGGAGGCTGCAGGGTATGTATGGAACGGTGAACATTCCTGCAATCACTCGAACTCGGCAGGACGATATCGGTGCTGCCGTAGTGGTGTCAGGATTTTCACAAGCCACGTTTATGACCATTGGCGGTGTGATACCCGGTGCCAAAGTGTTTTCGATGGGGGACTACATCACGATAGGTGGGGAGATGTTCGAGGTTGTGCAAGACGCCAGATCTACCGCGGATGGGAAGGTTCAGGTTTCGCTCAACAAGCGCATTCGAAAAACCCTTACGGTCGGCGCCCACGTCGAGTACCGCAACCCCTATTCGGAGATGCGCCGTTTGGACGACACCCATCAGGTCGTTCAGGATCCATTGGTATCCACCAGCACGTTGCAATTCAGGGAGGCGTTCTGATGCCCTCAGCATTTCCTTTCAGTCAGCGTGTGGTGGATATCATCGCCACTGGCAAATTCATGCCGGTCTACGCCGTGCAGCTGGACTTCGCCGACGGCATGGTTTTCGCTCACACCGGAACCGGTGAGCTGGTCGTCGACGGTATCACCTACGAAGGCGTGGGCAATTTCGGTCAGGTCAGCCAGTCGAAAGAGAGTGACAACTCAGGCTCGCCCATGTCGGTGGATCTGACCCTGAGCGGGCTGGACTCCTACATCCTTTCTGAAACCAACGTGCGCGGTTGCCGGGGCCGAATGGCCAAGGTCATCTTCGTGGTGTTCGACGAGGCCGGCAACTACGCCGCCGACATCCTGTTTTCCGGGCGGATGGACGCCGCCAAATTCTCGTTCGCAGGGAATGGCCAGGAAGGCAACACAATCACCGTCCCGGTCATCGACCGCATGGCCGAATGGAGCCGGACCGGCACTGAGCGCTGGACAGACGAAAACCACCGAGCCCGGCACCAGGGCGACCGGTTCTTCTACGCAATCGCGCAAATGTCCGAATGGCCCATCTATTGGGGGTCTGCCAAGGATGCGCCGACCTTCACCTACGGAAGTTAGATATGCGCAATCGAGACTGGACCACGCGTCTGAACGACGTGATCAAGGCTGCCCAAGGGCGGCCTTTTTCATGGGGCGAATTTGACTGTTGCCTGTTCGCGGCCGACTGCTCGAACGCCGTGTGCGGTGTCGATCCAGCAGAGCAATACCGTGGCACCTACAAGACTGAGGCGGGCGCCAAGCGTGCGCTGAAGAAGCGTCACGGCAGCCTCGAAGCTGCATGGGATGCCTGCTTTGCAAGGGTTGCCGTTCCGTTCATCCAGCGCGGCGATGTCGTGATGTACGAAGCGCCGGCAGGTCGCAGCATGGCCGTGTTCTGGGCGGGTGATTACTGGGCGACGACCGATGACGGCGTTGCGCGCGTTGTGTGTGAGCCGCTGGCGGCGTGGAGGGTTGAATAATGAGCAGTGGCGTTAGAAAACTGGCTCAGGTCGCCGTCGGTGCCGTCGTTGGCTTCGCTCAAGGCGGGCCATGGGGCGCTGCTGCTGGTGCAGCGCTTGCTTTTTATGCATCTGAGCAACAGGAAAAGCTCAACACCAAATCACCGTTGCGCGATAACGAGCCATCCGCCCAGACCGTGAGGTCGTCGAAAGCGCCGATCCGGTTCATCCTTGGCCGTGTCTCAACCGGTGGCGTGCTGGTCTGGGCGCAGGAGCAGTCCGGCACGCTCACAGAGGGCGAGCAAATCCACCTTGTGTACGTGCTATGTGAAGGCGCTATCGATGCATTGGAGAACATCTACCTCGGCGAGGAAGAGATCGGTTCGTTCGGTGAGTTCGCCAGCTATGAGCTGGTCGTCAACCCGACAGAAGTGAACGCATTCCTCAAGGCCAACTGCCAGGACTGGAAGGACAGCCAGATCGGGCGCGGCCTGTCGTACGTGCGAATTACCCTGAAGTACAGCGCCGAGAAGTTCCCGTCCGGCATCCCTGATACCCGCTTTGTGGTCCGTGGCCGGAATGACATTTACGACCCGCGCACCGGCAACAACATCTACACCGCCAACACCGCGCTGCACATTCTCTGGTTCCTGCGTAACCGCTGCAACGTTCCGGACGACGAGATCATTTTTGAGACCTTCGCGAGTGCGGCCAACGTCTGCGACGAAGCCCTGACCAATGCCGACGGGTCAGTCAGCCAGCGCTACCGTACCGGTTGCGTGATTGGTGCTGACGAGCAGCGTCCGGGCGTGTTGCAGAAGCTGGAAGCGTCATGCGCTGGCAAGCTGATTCGCGTCGGCGGCCGCTGGATGCTCCAGGCAGGCGCCTACTACGGCCCGTATGACTTCGAGATCACCGAAGACATGATTATCGGCACCGTATCCGGCAGTACCGAGTCGACGAACGATTCCGCCATCAACACGGTGCGCGGCACGTTCATCGATCCTGAACAGTCCTGGACCGAGACGGATTACCCGGAAGTCAGCGTTTCTGACTGGATTCTTGAAGACGGCGGCGAAGCTGCCGAGACGATGACGTTCTCGTATGTGACCGACGCTTATCAGCCTCAGCGCCTGGCGAACATCGCCATGCGTCAGCGCCGCGCTGGTGGGGCAATCAGCCTGCCGATGAACTTCTCAGGCTACAACTGCCGACCGGGCCGTGTCGTGCGTGTGAACCTGCCGTCACTGAATATCCTTGGCGAGTTCATCGTCTCTGACTGGTCGATGGGTGACAACGAAGGCTGCACTGTTCAGGTCAAGCAGTACGAGGCGGCAATCTTCGATGATGCCGTGGGGCAGCCTTACAATCCGCTGGGATTCATCAACCTGCCAAGCGGCGGGCTTGGTTCGCCCACCGGTCTTGCTTGGGCTGCGGGTGATGCTGCTGAGGTGGTGCAGGGCGTGCTGTCGTGGGTTCCTCCGCAGGGCATCGTCACCTCCTATGTGGTCACGGTACGCCAGGGCAGCGGTGTCGCGCAGTCACGCTCTGTGCCTGCTACTGCCAACACGCTTGCTATCAACGGGCTGCCATCGGGTGCGTACACCATGAGTGTCGCCGCGCTGGGGCCTATGGCTCGCTCAGGTGAAGCGACGATATCGGTGAGCATTCAGGGGCCGCCAATCCCGGAATCCTGCGTGGTGCAGTCCTCGATCGACAGCATCGTGCTGATCCCGCAGAACCCGAACCACGGGCTGAACGGTGGCACCTACGAGTACTTCTTCAGCACCAACCCCAACGCTACATCGGGCACGGCGCAGTACCTGGGGCAGGGCCTGTCGTTCACTCACAATGATCTGGCGTTCTACACCAACTATTACTACTTCATCAGGTCGTCCAATGCATACGGGAAGAGCGCCTTCCTATATGTGCCAGCGTCGACTTCGAATGATGTTTCGGCCTATCTGGCTGCCCTCGCCGGGAAGATCAGCAAGACCGAGTTGAATCAAGAGTTGCAGTCGGATATTGAACTGATCAGTGGCGACGGAGCTGGCTCAGTAAATGAACGACTGGAAGAACTGAAGGCCGAGATCGGAGAAATCACCGACGCGCTGGTGTACGTGCCGACCGATGCCTACGTGCGGGACAACACCGTGCGCGTGGGTGAAAACCTCTGGACAGCCATAGCGCCAGTGCCAGCGGCGGCCAACGGATCGAATGGTCCGCCGAACCCGGCTTACTGGGTCAACACGGGGCAGTCGATCCGGTCGGCTAATGCCCAGGCTGATCATGTTTCCAAAAACACAGCCAACATCGAGACGGTGAACGGCAGGACCACGGCGACCGCCATTCAACTCCAGGCGGTGCAGGCGCAGTACCGGGCCGACAGCGGTGAAGGCGATCTGCTCGATGCTCTCAAGGGATGGGACAGCACGGCCAGTTATGCGCAGGAAGTGAAGGTCAGGACCGAGCAAGACTTTGCCCAGGCACAGCGCACCACGTTGCTGGATGCTCGGGTTGGCAACAATGAGTCGAAGATCAGCATCGTTGAAACCACGACCGCCAATGATCGTGAGGCAACGGCTCAACGAATCACCAACCTGACAGCGACAATCAACTCTAACCAGGAGGCTACACAGGCCGCAATGCAGGCCGAGTCTAGTGCCAGGGCAGACGCCGATGGCGCGTTGACCAAACAGGTGACCACTGCGCAGTCGACAGCCAACGGGGCGACCGCCAGTGCCGAAACTGCGACCAAAACGGTGTCGGCGCTCGGCGGCAAGGTTTCATCGCTTACAACCATAAAAACGTCCACCACGGTTGGTGGCCGCACGGTGATGGCCGGACTGGCCATAGGTGTCGAAGGGCAGCAGCAGGAGTCGCAAATTCTGGCGTATGCCCAACGCTTCGCAATTCTTGATGAGTCGAGCGGGACCCTCATTGTTCCTTTCGTTGTTCAGGGCGGGAAAGTGATTATGGACTCGGCAGTGATTGGGGATGGCACTATAACCAACGCCAAGATCGGTAACGCCATTCAATCGAATAACTATGTTCCGGGAGTATCTGGGTGGAAGTTGTTCTTCGATGGGACCTTTGAAATCAACTCAAGCCTGGGTGACGGTGGTCGTCAGACCATCAATGGTCAAGGCGGCAAAGTCTTTGACCAGAACCGTCTCCGCTATCAATGGGGGAACTTGGCGGTATGAGTTACGGAGCCAGAGTTTGGGACGAAAACGGGAACTTGGTCATGGACACGACCACGTTCACTTATCAGGTGATTTGGCAGGGGGTGATTGATTTCAGTGACACGTCCGGATCAACGGCAAAGGTAATCACGCTGAGCATACCTGCCTTTGATCCGGCGAACTGCGTCTTCATGGTCATCCCCACAAGGGCGCAGGACATTCAGTCAGCTGAAGGCGATGCCACCGGCAACACCAAGTCCTACCCCTACGTTACAACATCGGCCGGTCAAGTTGTTTTGAGGTCGGCCAATCCGTCCGCAAATCTGGGCAACACCAACCAGACTCGCATTGTCGCGAAAGGCTTCGCAGTGAGGTTCAAGACATGAGTTTTGGCGTCATAAGCATCAACGACAGCTCTTTCGTGCAGATTGATTCGGAAACACCTCGGCTTTGCGTGCTCACGAAGGGCAGTTATTCAGGAACCACAAACGCGAACGTCACCTTTCCGCGCGCGGTAACTAGCGCTGACCCGCCGCTGGTATTCATCAGGCCTGATCAAAACGGCATCGTTCAGGTGCCGATATCGGTGTGGTTCACAGGCGGGCCTGGCAATTGGACAGGCTTCGCAATGAAGGCTTCAAACGTCCAGAGCTCGCTGAGCGGTCAATACTTCATTGCCGCGTGGGCGTCTATGGGGACAGCGTCTTTCGGAATGCGTATCTGGGGGCCGGGCGGCGAGCTTGTATATGACAGCGGGGCACCGCCAGTCGTCGTCACGTTCGCTGCTGGTAACTGGACATATGTGGGCAGCGAGCAACTAAGCGTTGGCCAGCGCTACAGGTGGAGCATCGACAAGTTGCTGGGAGTTGGCGAGTTCATATCCATCAACTCATTTGCGTTTCATTGCCACAATGGTGCGAATGGCGGTGGCTGTGCTATCGGCGTCGATTACGCAAACTCAAAAATAATGCTTTATAGCCTCGCTACAACTGCCTGGACCGATCAAGGTCACCGTCCTTTCCTTTTTGCAAAACTTACCGCCTAAATCAGGGCGTTTTAAATTAGGAGTTTTAAATGCCTTGGTATAAAGCCGGGACGGTTTCCGTCACCCAAAATTCGAACGCCGTCATCGGTAGTGGCACAGCCTTCATTGCAAATAGCCGAGTAGGCGATGGCTTTCGAGGCCCTGACGGCGGCTGGTACGAGGTCACAAACATTGCCAGCGATACGGCGATGTCGATCTCGCCAAACTATCAGGGCGCATCGAACGGCGCTGGCGGTTACGCGTTGGCCCCGCTGCAGGGATACGTCAAGGATTCTGCCGATGCGCTGCGGGCGCTGGTCAACCAGTTCGGCACGAAGCTCGCTGCGCTGGGCACCACCGGGAACTACGACATCCTGCCGGTATTAAAGGGCGGGACCGGCGCTACTGATGGCGCTTCAGCACTTACAAGCCTCGGCATGAAGGGTGGCGCGTACGACGCCCTGATCAAAAGCATCGGCTTTCGAGGTGCCCCGGTCGGCTACAACGTGCAAGGCCTTTACATGGGCTGGAACGGCAACGGCGACGGAGGTGCGAACTACATCTGCAACCGTGGCGCTGGCCTCGGCGGGCATGCATGGTGGTCCGTGAACTCGGACAACACGGCAGCCGGCCCGGTAATGACCTACTCCTATGGTGGATTACTGACGGTGCAACAAGTGTCAACGACTCTTGTCTCCACCAATCAGATCAACGGATTGACCACGCCTATTACTTTGGCTCAGGGCGGAACTGGCGGGAAAGATCAAGCTACGGCCCGCAATGCGCTGGGGCTTGGAGCGGGCCAGGCGCCCGTGTTTGCAGGCTTGGATATCGCGGGGCGAGCTTCATCTTACGGCATATGGTGTCGTACAGGATTCAGTGGGAGCAAAGGCGGAACTGTCTATAACTTCAACTGGACCGGTAATAATGTCGATGTATATATCGACAGCACCTACGTTGGGACAATGACGCTTTTTACGTCTGATTACCGGATCAAGAAGTTCATTAAGGAACTAAAGGTCCCGTCCTATTTGGACAGGATTGATGCCTACCGTCTTGTGACTTACGAGCGAAAAGTATTTGGCGATGTTTTCCGAGGCGACGGCAGAGTCTATCAAGGCCTGATCGCTCACGAAGCCCAAGAGGTTAACCCGCTTGCCGTGACTGGAGAAAAGGACGGCGTGGATGAAAACGGTAACGCACGTATTCAGCAACTCGATCCGATGGCCTTGATCACCGATCTGATGGGGGCCGTCAAAGAGCTACGAGCCGAACTGCTAGCAGTAAAGGCGTCGAAAGAATCGACGCCGAACGTATCCTGATCCCAAAGTCAATTTTCCGAAATGCATCAGACTAAAAGGAATAGGCTATAGGTTGGTTGCAGTGCATTAGTTTACTGTTCTGCTACGGTCTCATTACTGGCGTTTACGCGTAGCTCGTATTGTAATGCACTGTTAGTGATGGATGATTTAGTGTTGACTTCTTTTAATAATTCTTGGAATTTTTCATTTCTGAGGTTTGTGCATATTGTAAGTAGCTTAAATGTCGCGTCTCTTATATTTTCTAATGATTTTGAGTCCGGTAGGTGCTTAATGTTTACACTTACGCTCAACCTGGATTGATTGTTGTGTGGGTTCTGTATTAATAGCGTATGGGCATCTTCGTTTTCACTTGTACCTCCATGCGCAACCCAGTCGTTTCGCAGTCTTAGTATGTTTCGGTGAACAGAAAACTCTTCTTTTGAGTAATGTTTTTTTATTTGCTTGTCTTGTAGCCTGAATTTTCTACCGGAATCAGAGCTGGTAAAGCATTTGGAGTAGCTTACTAGTGCGGAAATATAGACATTACGTAGAAGTATGTGTAATGGATTTGTTCGGTCATATGCATTTACGTAGGGGTGAGCCCCCTGTTCCGAGTTCATCCATTTTGTCCGTGTGTAAGTTAGGTCTTCGTGTAGTTCGTTAAGTTCATGGCACATTGATTGTAGTGCGCAAAGATGTCTGGATAGATTGCTGTTTATTACTTTGAATCCTGCTGCTGTATTGCCTAGAAATATTCTTTTTGTATAGCCATTTTCATTTCCTTCGAAATGTACGGTATATTCGCCTAGTGAGGATTTTATCATTTGTGCGGCCTCAGTTTTAGTGTTTAGTACTAAAAGAATTAATTGCTTGGCTGGTGAGCGTCTGATTTTAGCCAAGCATCCACGAAATGCAAAAATAATTGTTTCGATTTTTTCAGAATATCTGAAGCGTGCATGAACGTTTTAGTCTGCCCATTTCTTAGTTTAGACCGGAGATAAATACGCATGTCCATTACCTCTCAGCAACTTCTGCAGATCCTCCCGAACGCCGGCCAGAAAGCCGGCGTTTTTGCACCCGTCCTCAACACGGCGATGAGCAAGTACCAGATCGTGACGCCGCTGCGCATCGCGGCCTTCATCGCCCAGGTCGGTCATGAGTCCGGCCAACTGCGCTACGTCCGCGAGATTTGGGGGCCGACCAAGCAGCAGCTGGGTTACGAGGGCCGAAAGGACCTTGGCAACACCGTGCCGGGCGATGGCTCCAAGTACCGTGGGCGCGGCCTGATCCAGATCACTGGGCGGGCGAACTATGCCGAGTGCGCCGAAGCGCTGGGCATAGATCTGATCAACCATCCCGAATTGCTGGAGCTGGCGCAGTACGCCGCGATGTCGGCGGGGTGGTTCTGGCACCGGGCCGCGCTCAACACGCTGGCAGACAAGAGCGAGTTCGTGACCATCACCAAGCGCATCAACGGCGGCACGAACGGCCTGGCTGATCGACAGGCGTTATACGAGCGAGCCTTGAAGGTGCTGGCGTAAACACCACCGCAACCCGACTTATCTATTTCAGGCCATAGGCCGCAGGGGAATGCAGTGCAGACAGTGACGAAACAAGAAACCTATGACCGCACCATGAAAGTGACGTTGGCAGTGAAGGCGAACGGCGGGTCGGTGACGGTCCAGATCCAGGCCGGTGATAACTGGATCACCACCGACACGTTCTGGAAAGACGGTGGCTATCCGCTGAGCATTCCGCCCGCGACGATCCGCTACGTGCCCGCTGCTGGTGCTTCATTTGAGGTCTACGCATGAGCCTTCTGGTCAACCCAATCCCACGTCGCCAACCGATCCGGCGCGGCCTGGGTCTGCTCGGCGATAGCTTCTCGGGCAACTGCCACACTATCGCGGCGACAGCGTTCGGCACCGAGGCCTATGGTTATGCGGCCTGGATCGCGGCGCGTACCGGCCTATTCCCGAGCTACGTCGACAACCAGGGCAAGCTCGGGGACCACACCGGGCAGTTTCTGGCCAGGCTTCCGGCCTGCATTGCATCGTCCACTGCCGACCTTTGGCTGCTGCTGTCACGCACCAATGACAGCACCACGGCAGGTATGAGCCTGGCTGACACGAAAGCCAATGTGATGAAGATCGTCACCGCGTTCCTGAACACGCCCGGGAAGTACCTGATCGTCGGCACCGGTACGCCGCGCTTCGGTAGCAGGGCGCTGACCGGGCAGGCGCTGGCTGATGCGATCGCTTACAAAGACTGGGTGTTGAGCTACGTCAGCCAGTTCGTGCCGGTCGTGAACATCTGGGACGGCTTCACCGAGGCAATGACCGTTGAAGGCCTGCACCCGAATCTCCTGGGTGCCGAGTTCATCAGTTCGCGGGTGGTGCCGATCATCACAGCTAACTTCGAATTCCCCGGCATCCCGCTGCCCACAGACGCTGGCGACGTTTACTCGGCCATCCGCCCGTTCGGTTGCCTCAATGCCAACCCGCTGCTGGCGGGCACTGGCGGCACGCTACCGGCGGGCGTGAACGCTGTGGCCGGGTCTGTGCTGGCGGACGGCTACAAAGCCGTTGGCTCTGGCCTGACCGGGATCACGACGCGGTGGTACAAGGAGCCTGCCGCCTATGGTGAGGCGCAGTGCATCGAGTTGCGTGGCAACATGGCGGCGGCGGGCGGCTACATCTACATGCAACCCACGGCCAACGTGGTGCAGACCAACCTGGCGGCCGGCGACGTTATCGAAATGATGTCGGCGGTGGAAATCATGGGGTCGTCGCGCGGCATCCTGGCCTGGGAGGCTGAGTTGACCATCACCAAGACGGTCAACGGCGCGTCGTCCACGTTTTACTATCGGTCAATGGACAAGTACCAAGAGCCGTTCACCATGCCGGCCAGCTTTGCCGGGGCGTTGGAAACGCAGCGCGGCACGATTGACCTGAGTGAAACCGTGATCACCTCGCGCATGGGCCTGTACCTAGCTGCAGGCGTGCCGCAGGACTCGACGGTCAAAGCCGCTCAGTTCGGGATACGCAAGGTGTAG